CTGGCGATATCGATATAGATGGTACAACTAACCTAGATGCTGTTGACATTGATGGTGCGGTACAAATTGATAATACAGTTACTGTAGGCGTTGATGATACTGGTTATGACGTAAAGTTTTTTGGTGACACAGCTAGTGCTTACATGCTTTGGGATGCTTCAGCCGATGACTTAATATTAGGTGGTGCTGCTGGACTTGATGTAGATGGCACAACTAACCTAGATGCAGTCGATATTGACGGGACAGTCCAGATAGATGGAGCTACTACCTTTGGTGTCGATGACACAGGTGTGGATGTTAAATTCTTTGGAGACACAGCAAGTGCTTATCTTCTTTGGGACACTAGCGCAGATAAACTATTAACGGCTGGTGGAGCAGTCATTGATATTGTTAAAGATAAATTACTAATTGGTGGTGTAGCTGTTACAACTACAGCGGCAGAACTTAATTACTTAGATATAACCACATTAGGAACCACAGAAGCGTCAAAGGCAGTAACTGCTGATGCTAATGGTGTAGTTAAGTTTGACAACGGTATTCAGGAAGAGTCAACAGCAGTTACAAGTTCTAGTAATGCAGCTACCTTAAACCTTAGAGATGGTACGGTATTTACTCATACGTTAAGTGAAAACGTAACTTATACATTTAGCAACCCAGCCGCTTCTGGTTATGCCTCTGTTTTTACTTTAAAGGTTACTCAAGACTCTTCAGCAAGAACTATTACATGGCCCGGATCAGTTGATTGGCCCGCAGCTACAGCACCTACAATTAGCACAGGATCTGGAGATGTAGATGTATTTGTATTTCTAACGGTTGATGGTGGAACCACTTATTATGGCTTCACGGCTGGTCAAGATGTAAGTTAATGAGTAGCGGCTCTAAAAAAATATTAATGGCCGCAGCGGGGGCTGGCGGGGCATCTTATACAGGCACAACGGTTTCGATCACACCTGCTTTTGGTGGATCATCTACATTCAACCTTTCCTCTGCACCACTTAATATCGGAACTACTGGTGCTTACACTATTCAACCAACTAACGGTGACATTCAAGTAGACATAAAAATGTGGGGCGGTGGCGGCGCGTCTGGCTGGTGGTACAACCAACCCGGACTTCCTAATTATTACTCCGGCGCGGGAGGCGGCGGCGGTGCCGCAGTTGGCCGATTAGTTCTTAAAAACGGCGTAAACTACATTTTGCGAATTGGCGAAGGTGGCGCAGGCTACGGGGGAGGGGGGCCGACAAGCGGAGCCACTTACCAAGGTGGGGGCATCGGAACTTCTTACGGGTCAGAAGGTGGCGGGTATTCAGGCATTTTTAAAACATCTGGTGTTCATGGTAATGCCAAGCTAATGGCTGGAGGAGGCGGTGGCGGCGGGTCATCCACATATGATTCATCGGGCGGCGGCGGAAATCCGGGGGCCGGGGCTGGCGGAGGTGCATCGGGCCAGAACTCAGCAGCAGCAGGTGGTCAAGGAGGCTCCGGCGGTGGGTCATCCAGTGGAGGTTCACCCTCACCCTACAACAGCGCAACCGCAGGATCAGCTTTAACTGGAGGCGTAGGTCAAAGTTCCGTAGCAGTAGGCTCTATGGGCGGTGGCGGTGGCGGCTACTACGGCGGTGGCGGCGGAAATGTTGGTGGCGGCGGTGGAGGCTCAGGCTACTACGATTCGTCGGATTCAGACCTAACAAGTGTTACCCTATACACAGGTAATGGTAGTGCTCCCGGCAACAGTTCTGACTCAGACAGGGGTGGATCGGGTGACGGTAAGTACAACTGGGGTAATGGTGACGACGGACGAATTNTTTTAACGAGNGTTTCATGATATACGCAAAAATAAACGGAACAAAAATAGAGCAGTACCCGTACACGCTCAATGATCTGCGTAAGGAAAACCCAAACGTGTCGTTTCCTGCTGAAATAACAGACGCAATGAAAACAACATACGGCATTGCTGATGTTAACGAAAACGATAAACCAAGTTTTGATCCGTTAACAGAAGAGATTGTTGAAGCCCCTATGACAATTGTTGATGGCGTTGTGCAAATAAACTACATAAAGGAAGCTGTGGATGAAACAGAGCAATCCTCTAGAATTCGCAACCAACGAAATTCGCATTTAACAGGTAGTGACTGGATGGCGTTAAGTGATGTAACAATGCCTGAAAAATGGAAAACATACCGACAGGCGTTAAGAGATATTCCGCAGCAGAGCGGCTTTCCTGCTTCAGTTACTTGGCCTGAACCCCCTGATAATTTTATAGCAGAGGGATAAATAGGAGTAGATAGATGGCAACGTATGTAAACGATCTTCGTCTTAAAGAAATAACGACTGGAGATGAATCTGGAACTTGGGGAACTAGTACCAATACTAACCTTGAGTTGATTGGTGAGGCTCTTAGCTACGCTACACAAAATTGTTTTGCTAGTGATGCTAATGCCACAACAACTGTTGCAGATGGAGCCGCTGATCCAGCTAGAGCTATGTATTTTAAAGTTACTAGCGGTGCAACGCTAAGTGCTACAAGAACTTTAACTATAGCACCAGCAACTATTTCTCGCGTAATGTTTATAGAGAATGCCACTACGGGTTCTCAGTCTATTGCAATTAGTCAAGGCACTGGGGCAAACGTCACTATCGCTACAGGTAAGACTAAAATAGTTTATCTTGACGGTGCTGGCTCTGGAGCCGCTGTTGTTGACGCTTTAGGAGCAATAGAAGATCTAATAAAGTCTGGGACTAACGCTTCGTTAACTCAGCTAAACATTACGGCTCAAGGAGATCTAAGGTTAGAAGATAGCTCTGGAGGCGAATATGTAGCCTTGCAGGCTCCAGCTACTGTTGGATCTAACCTGACATTTACCTTGCCTTCAGCCGATGGCAGTTCAGGACAGGTGTTAAAAACAAATGGTTCTGGTGTTTTAAGTTTTACGTCGATAAATACACCGGGATCGTCTGCATCTTTTACTCAAGTAGATATCACTGCTCAAGGTGATTTGCGGCTACAAGACAGCAGCGGCGGTGAATATGTAGCTATACAAGCTCCTGCAACAGTAGCAAGCAATTATACGTTGACGCTTCCAGCCGATGACGGAGATGCAAATGAATTTTTGCAGACAAATGGGTCTGGAGTTTTGTCTTGGCAAGAAGGCACTGGCGCTTACACTTCTTGGTCAATTATCACTAGCGCAACAAATCCTTTGGTAGCTAAAGCGCAATACATTTCCAATGGTTCTAGCGCATTAACCCATACTCTTCCTTCTGGATCTGCTGGGGATACTATAATCATGTCTAATTCAGGATCAGCAGCAGTTACTTTGGCTAGGACAAGTAGTCAAAAAATAGATTCGGTTGCTGAAGACGGAACATTNAATGCCGGNGATTCGGTTCAGTTGGTTTATGTTAATTCAGATATCGGCTGGCACAGTTTATAGGAGCAAGTTATGGCGGTTTTAGGTGCAGGTGGACAAGGCTTTATTAGACAGATTGTTTTTGCGGATTCTGTTTCTTGGACTCCTCCTTTTAGTTGCAAAGCTATTGTCACTGTCATAGGTGCAGGGGCCAGTGGAGGAGCGGCTAAAGGTTCTGGCTGCACAGCAGCTAGTGGTGGAGGGGCTGGAGGCACTGTTACAAGCTTGTTAACTTTAAGTGATTCAGTCTCATACACCGTTACTGTTGGCGCTGGAGGTGCTGCTGTTACACAAAATGATGTTGGTGCTACGGCTGGCAACGCTGGAAATAATTCTGTTTTTTCTGGTACAGGCATTACCACAATGACAGCCAGCGGAGGCGGGGCAGGTGCGGCAACTAGAAATGCTTCTGCCCAAGCGGTNGCCAGTGGCGCTTCAGGAGGCAGTGCTACTGGAGGCAATATAGCCAATGAAACGGGTGGCGGGTCTGGTACTGTCACAACAGGCGGCTCCTCTCCTTCTGTCCCATTGGCAGGGGCAAGCGGGGGAGGCGCTCCTGCAATAAAAGGTATAGCTCACTCTTCTGGCACAGTAAATGTAACCGATGGTGGAGGAAGCAATAAAGCGTCAGCAACCGGGGGTGCAGGAATAGGTGGCGCAAGCGGAAATGCTACTGCTCACAGCATTGCTACAGGCGGCGGCGGCGCTTGGGGTGCTTCTGCTAATGATGCGTCTGCTGGCGGTGCGGGCATGGACGGGGGAGATATGTCTGCTGGCACTCCCTCTATTCTTGACGTTGCTGGTGGAGGCGTGGCTTCTAATGGTGCCAGCACTCCATACGCAGGTGGTGGTACTGGCGGGAATAATCGCTCAGATACTAGCTATGAAATAGCAACTCCAACTCTTTTTGCAGGCGGAGGAGGCCGCGCTGTTGGAACGGGGACAATCGTTACACAATCAGGTGTTGGGGCTTTAGGCGGCGGTGGAAGCGGAGGCGCTGCTAATTATAGTCAAAATACTAATAGCAGTGCTGGCGGCGGTGGTTTAATTGTTGTTCAAATAATAGAAATTTTTTAACGTAAATGAGTGATTTATCGTCCCATGAAAAAGAGTGTGCGTTACGTTTCAAGGCAATAGANGANCGTCTTGANCGTGGCTCTGCGCGTATGGATNGGTTAGAACATGCTATATGGGGAGTTTACCCGTTTATTTTAGCGTCAGTGTTTTTAGCGCGGTATCTGTGAACTCAGATGATAGGCGAAGTCGCAGCCGTTCTCTCCGCTCTAAAGGCGTTGAATGAAGGATTAGCTACCCTTAGAGAATCAGCAGGGCATGGTAAAAGTCTTCAGTCTTTAGTTGGTAAATGGGGNGAAGCATCAGAAAAATATAACGATGTCGAGCGAGCCAAGGCTGGCAAGATGTCATACAGAGAAGCTTTGGCAATGGAAAGTGCCAAACGCCAATTAGANAATTTTGACAGGCAATTCAAGGACATATGCCTGATACAAGGTCAAGGAGATCTTTACAATAGCGTTAAAGCTAGGATGCAAGAGTCTCGTATAGCTCACGAAAAAGAAGTTGCAAGGATTAAAAAAAGACGTAAAGAAATCAGGGAGTACATACAGCTAGGTGGGACGATAGCATTTGCATGGGTCTTTTTTATGTTGTGTGTTTGGGCGCTTGTTTGGGTAATGGAGAATAGTCCCGTTGAATGATTATTGCCTTTCTATTAGTAGTGGTTGTCAGTGGAGAAACTGTCTCTGATAATAGAATGTTGTTTGAAAGCATTTATAGATGTAATGAGTTTGCCATTGCTATTGAAGAAGGGCGGGGTAGTTCAGAAAATATAAAGAGATATCGAATGCAAAAGAATGTAAGTGCGTACTGTATCCCTAAAATGGTGCCAAAAGAAACGGAGTTGTTTGAATGATAAAAATAGTGCCAGTTTTAATAATATTATTACTTTCTAGTTGTTCCTCAATACCCACTTGCGGCACTAAATCTATAAAGATACAGCTACCTTCCGCAGTCCCTTTTATGGGTAACGCACCGTTTGAAATATCCAGAAGCAATGACCACGTTGACTGTGAGTTAGATCCTGACGAAAGAGTGCCTACTGATGACTAGTCACCAAGAGCTAAGTGAAATTTGCAAAGAGTCTTACTCTGCCGCCGACTTTGAAGAGTCAAATATAGAGGTCATTGTTAGAAACACCGTGTTCGCATTTAGAGGCACTGACGAACCTAGAGACGCAATACGAGATTTAAGAATTTTACCCCTTTGGACTAGAGAGTTAGGCTGGTGTCCTGCTGGATTTCTCCGGGCATCAAAGCGATTGGTTAACAAAGTAACCTCAATCTGCTTAGAAAAAGACATAGATCCAAAGGATGTAGAGCTTACAGGCCATAGTCTTGGCGGTGCGGTAGCTCTTATTACTGGCGCGTTAATGGTAAGAGATGAGATTATTCCAAGACAAATTGTAACCTTTGGCGCACCAAGATGCGGAAGATTAAAGATCTTGGATCGAGTGCCAGTAAGTATGTACAGGCATGGCAAAGACATCGTGCCTATGGTTCCTCCTCTAATGAGGCGGCACTGCAAAATGATAGAGAAAAACAAGCCCGGATCTAGTTATATCAAAGACCATTACATGGTCAACTATGTTGAGATGGTCAAAGATTGAATGCTAAAAGATTGGAGGCAGACAGCGATTATGCCAAGTACGATGCTGATGGTGATGGTGTTGTCACTGACGAAGAACTCTCTATGTCAGAAAGGCTTCAATACCTTGAGACACAGCATGAGAAGGCAGATGCTCAACGCAATATGTGCTACATCTCAATCGCTGGCATGATGCTTTATCCGTCTTTGGTGGTTATTAGTGACATGTTAGGATTAAAACAAGCAGCCGAAATACTTGGGGCAATGAGTTCCATTTACTATGTGTCTGTTGCTGGTCTTGTGTCAGTCTGGTTTTCTGCATCCGCATGGTCTAACAGGAATGGGAAATGATGGATTTAGCGGTAGGAATGCTTCTAGGTTTTTGTATAGGTTACATAGTTGCGAGGTATAGATGAGCGTAGACGTTACCCAAGTATACGAAGAAATATCTGATGACGAAGGCAAAATCCTGCACTGCTATATGTGTAGCCAAGGTCACAAGACGGTAGGGATTGGACACAAAGTGTTACAAAACGACCCAGAGTCTAATCTTCCGGTGCATGGGGCATATGACGATGTGCCTGAAAGCGAAGGCATTGATGAGGCTCGATGCTATGAATTGTTCCAAAGCGATGTTCAGATTGCTATTGACGGGTGTACAGCAATATACGGCAACTGGGATGACCTGCCTCAAGATATTAAACACATACTGACCAACATGTGTTTCCAGCTAGGTCAGGGTGGATTAAGCAAGTTTAAAAATATGAATTCGGCTGTAGAGCAGGAGGCATGGGGTATGATGTCTCTTGAGATGATGGATTCGAGATGGGCGCAGCAAACACCAGAACGTGCTGCTAGATTAAGAGACAGAGTTTTAGCGGTAGCTGCCGCAGGAGAATAAAGATGAGTCAATTGCCATTTGGTATGCCGACTACTGGACGTTATGACCCTATGTCTATGGGTAACATGCCCATAAGTGATATGAGGTATCGTGGGACGGTTATGCCTTATCCCTCGCCTTATCCCTCGCCTTATCCTCGCCGCCCACCGATGGGGCCGGGAAAAGGCGGTAGAAGAAGAAGGTTTCCCGGTTATGGTAACCCGTTAATGGGGCCGCAAGGACAATTGGCTCCTGTTTATGGCGGTGGAATGGGCCAAGTAATACCAACAAACATTCCTTTTAGAGATCCGGGCTATGGCGCTCCTGTTCGGTCTCAGAACCTAATTCAAGCTCTGTCTGGCCCTAACAGCATGATAGATCCTAATCGGAGCATGTACACGCTAAACATGATGGACAGGTTTAGGCAGCGACCTGATTATGGTATGCCTTATCCAATGCCTTCTCCAAGTCCTTATCCAGATATGCCAACCTTCCCCGGAGATCCTAGCATCCCCGGTGGCCCCGGATTTCCTCCAAGAACTGGCCCCGGAAAAGGTAAACGGCCCCCAAGAACTGGCCCCGGTAAAGGAGGAAGAAGACCTTATCCCGGTGGTGGATTTCCCGGTGGCCCCGGATTTCCTATAGATGAATATCCAAATATTCCAACGAGTCCCGGCTTCCCTGATGTTCCACCGGAACAAGTCGAAGACACTTCACAACCAGCAGAAGACATTCCACCACCAGAGGCACCTCAAGAAATTACAACTGCTGACCAGTGGGCTGCTCAAGCTGCTCCGGGGTCTTATACAAGGGACACTTACAGTGAGGCGCTCTATGGTGTGCCAAGCAGAGGCTTTCTTGTTAAAAAGCCAGATGGAACTCTTGCTATAGCTCAAACTGAAGAAGAAGCTCAAGCTATGATAGGTACTTCTGCTACACAAGAGCAGCAACCTGTGACCAATTTCGGAACTTCAGCAGGTGGTTATAATTACACTCAAGAGGACTTTACAAGGTTTCTTACTCAGGGCGGTGTAGACGCAAATAAAAACATGCGAATAGACCCAGAGGAAAAATCTCAGTATGACACGCTCCTAAGATACAGAACTCCAATTTATGATCGAGAAAGTAAGGGAGGAACGCAAGCAACGATAGGCAATCCTTTTGATATGGCTAGATCTGACGCTAGTACAGAAGACCTAAGAAACGTGCTTATTGATGATGGATCAGGTCAGAAAGGCAGGATTAATATAAATTTTGATGAGCTTACTGAAGAGCAGGGTAACGCCTTAAAGCAAATTGCTGCAGACTATCCAGATGCTGACGAAAGAGCTAAAGCTGCATATGAATATTTAAAAGATACATTTGGCTTTAGGCCGATGGCTAAAGGAGGCTTGGCATCTTTGTCGCGTGGAGGAGTTGTTCCTTTGGTGCAAGGAGGAATAGCCTCTCTGGGAAGAAGAAGCTAGTCAATGCCATTACAGAAAGTTCAGTTTGCTCCCGGCGTAGATAAGGAAGGCACTGAGTACACTGCCGATTCTGGCTGGTTTGATTCTGATAAAATTAGATTCAGAAAGGGCAGGCCAGAAAAAATAGGCGGTTGGTCAAAGCTTAATACCACTGCCTTTCTAGGAATGTGCCGTTCTCTTTTTGCGTGGGCTACTTTTGAAAGAGCGAAGTATATTGGCGCGGGTACTAGCTTAAAGTTTTACATCATAGAAGGCGTTAGCCCAAACGATATAACGCCACTTAGAGTTACAACAAGTGCTGGCGATGTAACATTTGCTGCAACTAATGGCTCGTCAACATTAACCGTAACTGATACGGGGCATGGAGCGGTCAAGAATGATTTTGTTACTTTTTCTGACGCAGCAACTTTGGGCGGCAACATTACCGCTGCTGTCTTAAATCAAGAGTATCAGGTTGTTTCTGTTAGTAGCGCAAATGCTTTTACAATCACAGCTAAAGACACTAGTGGCAGCACCGTCACAGCAAATTCTAGCGATAGTGGTAATGGCGGCTCTTCCACAGTCGGGGCTTACCAAATTAATACAGGGCTTTCTGATTATGTCTCCGCTACTGGATGGGGCGCTAACCCTTGGGGCGATAACACTTGGGGTAGTGGTGCTGCTCTTAGTGTCGCAGGACAGCTTAGATTGTATAGCCAAGATAACTTTGGCGAAGATTTAGTCTTTAATGTTCGTAATGGTGGCATCTACTACTGGGATCAGTCTGGTGGATTAAACAGTAGAGGGGTTGATATTACCTCGTTAGGAGGAGCCTCTAACTGTCCTACCATAGCTGCTCAAGTTTTGGTCAGCGACAATGACCAGCATGTTATTGCTTTTGGCGCAAACACGCTTGGTTCTGCTGCTCAAGATGCGTTACTAGTTAGATGGTCTGACCAAGAAAGTATTACAGATTGGACTCCTACAGCGACTAATACGGCTGGTGGCGTAAGGATAAACTCTGGCAGCGAGATTGTTGGAGCGATACAGACCAGACAGGAAATTCTTATTTGGACTGACGTTTCTGTCCACTCAATGCGATTTATAGGTGCGCCTTTTATATTTCAGTTCACCACAATTAGCTCTGATGTTTCTATGATTTCTCCCAAGGCCGCTGTCAATGCAAGGGGAAATGTTTACTTTATGGATCAGACAGGATTCTATGTTTATAACGGTGCTGTGCAGCAAATCCCCTGCTCAGTTCAAGAATACGTTTTAACAAACATAGATATGTCCCAGTCCTTTAAGGTCTTTGCCGCAGAAAACAATGCTTTCTCTGAGATTATTTGGTTTTACCCAAAAACGGGTTCTGGTGGAGAGATATCGGATTACGTTAGCTTTAACTACAACGAGAACCTTTGGGCTGTTGGCACTTTGGCAAGAGGTGCTTGGCTAGACAGCGGCGTTCTGTCTGGGCCAATTGCTTCCAGTGTCATTACCAGCACAGATGATAATTATGTTTATAACCATGAAGACGGCCATGACGATGATGGCTCTGCAATGACTGCATACATTGAGTCTGGTGATCTTGAGATTGGAGATGGCAATAACTTTATGATGATTGACAGGGTTCTTCCTGACTTTTCTTTTTCTGGAAACAGTGCGGAAATTACCATGACGATTAAGGGTAGTAATTATCCGCTTGAAACACCTTCTTCTTTGGCTACAGCAACCATTACTGAAAGCACAACACAGGCAAACATCAGGGCAAGAGCTAGGCACACAGTCCTTAGAATAGAGTCTTCCAGCGCAGGTTATGGGTGGAGGCTAGGTGGCTTCAGGTTTGGCATGAGACAGGATGGAAGACGGTAATGGCTGAAAGAAGAAGAAACCCATTGCCTATACCGCTGGCTGAATTTAATACCCAGAACGAGGCTATTACTAGAAGAACGATAGAGTTTGCTCTTGACCAGCTAGAGAATGATGTTGATTTGGCAAAGACTCAGGGAGATAAGCCGGGATCGTTAGCCATGCGTAGGTTTCAGTTTCTCCTTATGGGGGCAAGCTAATGCCAGATGCTATAAAAGTTTTAGGACAGTTAGATGTCAGCGCAACAACTATTACTACCCTCTACACTGTGCCAGATCTTACCCAGACAACAGTAAGCTCTTTAGTTATCTGTAATCGAAGTAGCTCCGGTATTACTTTCAGGGTCAGCGTTCATGTTGCTGGTGCTGGAGCAGATGACAAGCAGTTTATTTTTTACAACGAAGCCCTAGCGGCTACAACAACCAGAACCGTGGTAATCGGTATGTGTTTAAATCAAGCCGACGTAGTTAAAGTTTATTCAAGTGCGGCAGACGTAAGCTTTAATATGTTCGGTGTGGAGACTACATAATGCAACAGCAACCTCAACTTCAAGGCGTAGCAGACCTATTAGCCAATCAAGGCAGATACGGAGATTCCATGCTAGTTCATATGAACCCTATAGAGGTTCAAGGTCTTGCCTCGATGTCACCTACTGGCTCTCTTACTGTTAACCCGCAAACAGGACAACCGGAGGCTTTTCTTCCATTTTTGGCAGCAGGTCTTTTGGGAGGTCTTGGAGGAGGAGCTTTAGCTGCGGGGCTTGGGCTTGGCACGTTTGGAACATTGGCAACAAAAGCTGTTTTGACAGAGGCTATAGCTGCAAAAATGCAAGACAGGAAGTTTAGTCCTCTTGGTGCTGCGGCAAGCGGTTTGGCCCAATTTGGAGTTGGTAAAGCTGCGGAAGCTCTTTCGTCTGGTGTTGATGCGGCTGTTGCTGATGCAACAGGTGGTGTTGGGACAGGCGGAACACCAATGACAACCCCGATAGACGCGCAAGCTACCGCTGTTCAAGACATAGCAAATGCCTTTCCCGCCGCCACAGCTCAAACTGCCACATCAGGGTTGGGAGCAGCAACTGAATATCTTGCTGGCGTGAGAGATCTGGCTGGAGAAGCTCTTTCAAAGCCCGGAGATGCTTTAAAAGCAATATCTTCTCCAGAAGCGTTGATTCCAATTGGTATAGGCGCAAGCACTAATTTAGATCTAGCGGCATCAAGCATGTACGGGGATCAGGCAAAAGACTTAGAGGCAAGAGAAAAAGCTGAATATGACCGAGGAGTAGCGCAAAGAGATGCTAACGTCTTTGACCCTAATATAACGCCAGATCCTTTTGCTACCAGACCAGCATATGGCTCTGACTACTCTCAGTATGCCAACGCAGGCGGTATTGTTTCGCTAGATCCAAACGACTTCAGAAGAAGGTTTAGTGAGCTACAAGCATTAGACAGACCTGTTGTTAATATGTATGGAGGAGGCCCGTTTAGTATTCCATTCTATGGTACTGGTGCTGGAGCAGCGGCAATCAACCCTATCCCAAGAAACAGACAAGCTGCTTTAAGAGATCCATTTGTAATATCTCCAGAGCAATTGCAGCAAACCTATCAAGAACAAGGTTTGCCGGGATTTGGGCCTGAGATTATGTATTTCACTACAAAAGATGAAAAGACAAAAGAATTAATAAACCCAAATCCATTTAAAGATTGGGTTACTCCTGATCCTGTTGCTGCCCCGCCAGAAGGAGGCGATGATGGGGGTTCGGACACACCACCTCCCGGTTCTCCTGAAGAAGCTTTAGCTTTATTTCAGTCTGGGCAAATAACATTAGATGAATACCTTGAAAGAGTTCTTCCTAATCTTGCTAATGTCATGGAAGGCAGGGCTGGAGGAGGTAGAAAAAATCTTCCCAATGAAGGCAGAGCAGAGGCAGCAGAAACTTCTGCTGTAGAAACAACAGGGACAACAACCCCCGCCGCAGGGACAAACTTGACCGCAGATGAGATAGCAGATCTTTATGGTCAATACATGAATTATGGCGGTGGCTTTAATTTAAACTTTGGTATGCAGGAAGGCGGCGAAACACAGATTCAATCAGAAGCAGACAGGCTTATTGATCTGACTCAAATGGCTGTCCTTGGTAGATTGCCAGAAGAAGAGGCTGACGTTGTAATTCAAGCGTTCATAGCTGAGTTTGGTGAAGAGGCTTTTCAGGCTCTTAGAGAATCTATTTTAGAGATGGCTGTTCTCGGTAGATTGCCAGAAGAAGAAGTTGACTTTGTAATCCAAGCGTTTATAGATGAGTTTGGCGAAGAGGCTTTTCAGGCTCTTAGAGACTCTACTTTAGAGGAGGTAGTTCCCGGCTCACAGAAAGAAGGTGAGATTGTAGGCGCAGGCGGTGGGATGGATGATCTGATCCCCGGCATGATAGGTGATCAACAACCTGTTGCAGTGTCTCCCGGCGAATACATTGTTCCTGCTGATGTTGTTTCTGGCATTGGAGATGGTTCTACAGATTCTGGTGTACAACAGTTAGACGGTATGCTGGATCGAGTTAGAATGGAAAGAACAGGCACTACACAGCAGCCTGCCCCATTGGCTAAAGGAGGAATGCTTCCCCGATGAAAGCTGAAGAAATGACAATTCTTGATTTTTCGGAAGAAAAACAAGACAAGATGGTTTCAAAAATAGATGAGCCAAGAGAAACTACTCATGTTATTGCGCTGGTTCCTGTTGAATACCTTAACCATACATGGCCCGACATAAAGGATCAGATAGAAAAGGCTGTTGTTAGGTCTCATGGCAGGTGGAGCATGGAAGCTTTGTACGCTTCTATTCTAAATGGTCACCAGCAGTTGTGGTTAGCTTTTGATGAAGACAAAAATATTGACGGGGTAGGAACAACAGAAATTGCTTACTATCCTGCAAAGACCATGATTGCTGTTCAATTCTTAGGCGGCGATAAATTTAATAGTTGGGTCTGGGATATGCTTGAAAAGTTTAAAGAGTTTGGCAGACAAAATGGTTGCCAAGGTATTGAAGCCACGGGCAGGCAAGGCTTTGGAAAATGGTTAGGACAAGATGGTTTTAAGCAATCGTATGTTACTTTCGAGAGGGACTTATAAATGGGCAAGGGCAGAAGCAGCGCACCGACGCAAACAAGAAGTGAAGTAGTTCAATCTAACCTCCCTGAGTACGCACGGCCATATTATGAAGAACTTCTTGGCCGGACAATGTATGAAACGACCAAGCCGTATACCCCTTATCCGGGGCAACGGATGGCCTATTTTGACCCTTACGAGACAGCAGCCCAAGAAGGCACGGCTCAGATTGCGTTTCAGGGAGCGCCTTCGCAGATAGGCACCGCTACAGATATTGCCACTCAGGTTGGCTATCAGCCTACAGGGCAGGGGATGGATATTGCCACAAGCTTCCAGCCGCCTATGCAGACCACTGACTACTATGGTGGTAGCGTTGCTGACCCCAACATGGTTGGCGACTACATGAATCCGTATCAACAATATGTTACGGACATACAGAAACGCGAGGCTACAAGACAGTCTGAGATGCAGGCCAATCAACTAGCAGGACAAGCTGCCCAGTCAGGTGGTCTTGGTGGCTATAGAGAAGCAATAATGCAGGCTGAGAGGCAAAGAAATTTAAACCAGCAGCTTGACGATATACAGGCGCGAGGTAGCTTATCTGGCTATCAGCAGGCGATGCAGGGCATTGAGGCTGATAGAAGGGCCAGAATGGAAGAAGATGCCCGGAGAATGCAGGCTAGACAGCAAAATGCTGCTCTTATGGAGCAAAGGGCTAGGCTTGGTCTTGCTGGTCTGGGTCAGGACGTTGGCACCAGAGCGCAATCTCTACAGGCAGCAGGGATGCTAGGAGACCTTGGTAAAGCTGATCAGGCTATGGCACTCGAAAGACTTGGTGCTTTGGGTGGCGCTGGTGAATTAAGGCGAGGCATGTTGCAACGGTCTCTTGACACAGGATACGAGGATTATCTGCGTCAAAGAACATATCCATATCAGCAACTCAATGTGTTTAGCCAGATGTTGCAGGGACTACCTGTTACACCTGAACAGACCAGAATGTTATACGGTGGGCCGTCAGCAGCACAGCAGGCGCTGGGTGCTGGTATTGGTGGGCTTGGACTCTACAGAGCTTTGAGAGGTTAGCATGATGAACATACTTGAGCAGGAGGACTTGGTTAAGGGTTTGCCTGATCAGATTCTTATTCGACAAGCTCAAATGCCTACTGGTGAAATATCGCAGTTTCTGGTTGTTTCGGAGCTTGATCGCAGGCAAAAGATGCGTAAAGGCTTTGCAGAGCGTGTGCCAGAAGGAACAGTAGCTGAACGGGTTGTCTCTGAGGGTATAGCAGCTATGAACCCTAATCCTGACCCGTTAATGACAATGGCTATGGGCGCACAACCGCCCCTGCTTCCGCCTTCACCGCCTATGTCGGGACAACCGCCTCCACCGCCTATGCCGGGACAGCCTCCACAAGATCCTATGATGCCCCCACAAGACCCAATGATTATGGCCGCTGGCGGCGGGATGATGCCTTACCCTATGTATGATGGAAGAAGTACAACAGATGTTTTGAGGGATGCTGTATCTAGGGGAATGTCTCAAAAAAATATAGCGGAACTTTTGGCTTCAGCACAAAATATACTGCGCCCAGCAGAATATGCCTCGTTCCTTTCTGAAGCTCAAAATTTAGGACTTGATATCTCAGAGTTTGCTGCCCCTCCGTCTGGCTACTCAGAAGATTCAACAATCACCTCTCCTTACATTCCTTATGGTTCAGAGTTTGATGACACAAACTCAATAAACAAAATTCTTGCTGAAGCTAGAGCAATAAATCCTACAAACAGAGAAGATATTCTTTCAGAATTGGGGGCTTCTCCTGTAAGCGACCGAATAGACCCGTCAGGAAATTATCCTACGGTTATATTGAACGAATCAGGTTTAAAAAGGGTTAATGCACCTCCAGCAGAATATCAACCTTTGGATAATGATCCGTTTGTTGCTGGGATAGGCTCTGCAAGAACAAACCCTCAGGGGGAAGCTTTAAATTATCCAATATCTGGAATTAAGCAACAAAATAAATATCCTTTTCTTCAGGAGAAGTTTGGCCCATCTTTGGGAAGAATAATTGGAGATGCAACGCCGGAAGCTGTTTTCAGCGGTTTGGAATCTACTAGCAAATCGCTTGGAGAGGCTTCTGATGTTGTTGGCAGAGATATGCAAGACCTAGCTCGATTCCTTGGAACCGAGGGGATGCTGGATAAAGTTGAACCATTGTCTGCCGCCGAGACTGGCAGAAGGGGTGAGGAGTTTTTATCTCAATACTTCGGGTTGCGTGATGATGGGACTGTTTTGTTTAAAGGCGAGCCAATTAAGTCTCCATTTCCCAAGCCGTCTGAAAAGCCATTTTTTGACGCGGGAGAAAGTTTTGAAAAGCTTCTTGCAGCGTTTCCAATTTCTTCTTTTGGGGGAAAAGGTTTTGGTTTAACTAATGCAAACAAAGAAGACGTTGCTAAGGCAAATGAAGAGGATCTTAAAGAAGCAGAGGAGTTAATTATTGCTGAAGATGCATCAGACAAGGGGCCAAAAGTAAATCCTAACGTAGCTGATAACAAAGATGTTCAAGTTAAAGGTGGAGCTACAGATCAAGCTGAGGATACACCTAATGATCTTATGCGTTCTGCTGCTGTTGTAGGAACAGACGAAGATTCAGAAAAAGCCAATACCGACCTAATACAAAGTCTTTTTGGCAGGTCTTACGAGCCTACTGACAAGGGTGCGCTTGCTTTGGTTAACCTTGGAGCAGGTATTGCAAAAGGCGATATAGGTGGTGGTTTGCAAAGTGCCGCTAAAGCTATTGGCGATGAAGAAGATAGGAGAAGGAAGGCGGTACTAAGTGCTGCTCAAGCTAAGTATTATGAATCTGCTTTAGCAAGGTCTAAGGGAAAGAGTTCTTTTGACATGTATAAGCAAGCAAGATTAACACTTGCGAATATGAGCGGATTAGATAAAGCAGATTATCTTTCCAAGATAACAGGAAGACCTGTCGGCTTAAACGAAGTTGATGGTTTAGAAGAAACCTTGCTAAATTATTTGGCAACTGAATACGCTAAACAGACCCAAATACCTGCTAGTGCGTTGGTTGGTTTGCCCAGAATTGATGGTGAGCCATCACAAAGAATACCAAGAGATCTTACTAATGAAGAGATAGTTATGTTTTCGAGAAAGCTTGGAACATGAGCGAAGCTTCTGACATACAAAGAAGGTTTTCTCTTTTTGAGCAAGGTCTTCTAGATGAAGACGCGACTAATGAGTTGCGTCAAGATATTTATGACATTGCAAGCGCAAGAGACTTGGATCTTTTTGAAGATGAAAGGACGACATCTGGTCAGATTTACGAAATGGGCAAAGGTGCTGCTCGCGGCTTTCTTAGCTCTTTTGCTACGCTTGGAGAAGGTCTTGGTGAGCAGGCAGATGCTTTAACGAACCTTATTGGCGCTGAAGATTTTATTGATAGTGGAGAAGAAAACGAATTAGTTAGGATATCAAGAGAAGCGCAAGAGTCTATACAGGAAAGGTTAGGAGCAGATGTTGCTTATCGAGACCAATGGCTTACAAAGTTTGGCGAGGGAGTGGGTTCTTTTGGTTCTTTTCTTGTTCCCGGTGGGGCTTTAAAAACTTTAGGCTTAGGAAAAACCGCTTTAGGTGTTACTACAACTCAAGCTGCTGGTGTTGGTGCAGGCGAACAGGCTCAGAGAATAGAAAGGGCTAGGGAACAGGGTATAGAGGTTTCCCCAGAGCAAGAAGACGCTGCAATCCTCTGGGGCAGTGGCGTTGGTTTAACTGAATTAGCTCCCGTTCAAAGAATTTTAAGCAAGATTAGCAAGTCGGCAGACGCTGATTTTAAAAAAGGTATTGCCACTAGATTAAAAAGCGCCCTTGTTTCTGGTGGAGTAGAAGGCTTGCAAGAAGTAACTGCTTCTATTTTGCAAGACGCTGTTGAAAGGGGTGTATATAACGAAAGCCTGCCTTTTAATGACTCATTGCTAGATGATTTTACGGTAGGCGGTGCTGTTGGTGCGTTTGCCGATTTAGCTGTTAGTGCTGCTGCTGGCAGGGGGCGTGACAGAAGAAACATAGTTGCAGAAAGAGAGCTTAGGGAAGCAGAACAACAAGATATACAGACTGTTGCAGAAAGAGTTTCTGAAGGGCAAGAACAAGAAAGGGCTAGGATGCTGGCCGCAGAAGATACATCTCCAGAGTTTTTGCGTGGCGAGGTGGAAGAGCTAACAGCAACCCCTGACTTTATAGTTGAAGATGACGCTACTCCCGATGACCTTTTGGACTTTCAGGAAACTCTTGATAAAGAGATGGCTGGTGTCGGTCTTAGCGATGTAAAGGCAAACATATTCCATTCTTTAAGAAATGTTCTTAGGAATAGAGAAGGCAACCTTGTCTATGGTATTAGGACAAGAAGAAGAGATGATCAAGATGTAAGGTTGTTTGGTGGACAGTCAGGTATTGTTATTGAAGAGTCACCAGAAACAGCAGAAGGGCAGGTGGCAGAAGGTCTTTATTCAAACGCTGCTGGTGAAATATTTTTAGCGGCAGATGCCTTGCCCAAGGAAGGTACTCCTGATCAACAAAGAGATGCTGCCGTTGGTGTTTTAAAGCATGAGCAGCTTCATGCTATGAGGGCTTTAGATTTATTCACTGATTCAGAGTGGAATATTTTAACAAACGCTGTAAATCAAAAAAATAAAAAAGGAACAAGCGGCAGCTATGCTGATTGGGCTAGGGGCGAATACAGCGATCTTTCTCCCATAGAGCAGACAGAAGAAGCTGTTGCTGAGATGACAAGAGATCTTAGAGCAGACAAGACTATCGTCACCGGAAAGCCTAGAACCCTTATTCAGAGAATTATAGATTTCTTCCCCAAGCTAAACAGTTTTCTTAGTGGCCGGGGATACACTAGCTTTGACTCTTTAGTAAGAGACATAGACTCTGGAAAGATTGGCGGCAGAAAGAGAGGTGAAATTAGAACTTTAAGGGCGCTTGAGGAAGCTGGGCAAGCACCAAGAGTTCCAGACTTTGATCCTTCTGCAACAATTAATCAGGAAAGAGAAGAAGACTTCATAGACCCAGAAAGAGCAGACAAGCTTTCGGTAAGAAAAACCGATGATGACGATCCTGACAGAATATTTCCAGACCTTCCTCTGAGCGCCAGAGGAAGAGGGTTGTCGCAAGCTTTCTTAAAAGAAAATGGCTACGAAGAGTACGATCCAGATTTTATGCTGGACGGCAGGCCAGATTATGACCATTACATTTCCAATGCAGATGGCTCTGTTGTTGCTTATAACTATCAAGGCAAAGACGTTAGCGGTAAAGCAAAGTTTTCTAGAAAAACATTTCGCAACCCCACGTTAAATTCTTTAATTAACTGGATGGAAGGTGGAGGCCAAAGAACTGCCGCGCCTAAAGTTGAAGAAAAATTGTCTTTTGAAAACCTGTACGAAAGATATGCTTCAGGACTTTTAACAGAGGAACAGTTTAACTCTGAGCTAGTTAATATAGATAGTCCTGAGCTTAAAGACAGATACGCTAGAAGAAGAAGCTCTACCGATAGAACCGATAAAGACCTTTACGAATTATCGCAACGGCCTTCTAAAAAGCTAAAAAAATATAAAGCAGATAGTCCGGTGCGTGAGTTGCGGAAAGAAGTTGCAGAGAAACGCAGGCAGCGCAGCGTCAATCGGCCTCGTAACCAGCTTCCTATAAATTATAGATTACAAACCTTTCAAGAGGACAGATCAAAGCAAAACAGAAGCGCCCAAATATTTTCAGACCCTAACGCTTCTTATTGGTCGAAGGCCGACGCAGATGCTATTAAGCAAGAAATAAATCTAGGGCAAGGATATGGAAGCCCGCAGTCGAAAATACGCAAAGCAAACTTAAAAGCGTTAGCTAGGCAATTAAAAAAAGAAGGCTGGAAAGTAGATCATACGAGCAAGCATGACAATTTAGTTTCCAGCTATTACGTTGAAAAAGACGGTGTCCGTTTAAGAGTTTCCGATCACGATTTACCTTTAACGCCTGAAAGAGAATACAACCGCGAGCGCGGTTTAACTGGCAATTGGGATGATGAAATTGTTGTTGATAGCAATACATCGATTGATGATGTTGTTAGCAATTTGTCTTCACCAACCAAATTAGCAACCGCTGGAGCTGACGGCTCAGTATTTAAGACCAAGTTTTCTAGAAGGAAGGCTTCTTCTGCGGCAATTACTCCCTTTCTGGAGGGGAAAGAAGAATTCCCAGATCTTCCTAAGACTCGCGGGAAGATCCTTAAAAAAGACGTTGCAACTTATCTGCAAGAAAGAGCTTTAAGAAATATCGGAGGCCAAGCTAAAGACCTAAATAACCCAGATGATAGAGATTCTGTTGCTGATGACTTGGCAGAAGAAGCTATATATGAGGCTAATACCCAAGCTAGCGCTTTGGAATGGTACAACAAGACAATTGATAGAATGATTGGAATGATGTCCTTGAAGCACCCTGAGATTTTAACAGACCCAGACAAGCAGACAGGAATGCTTGTAAGTCTAGCGATAACCTCTCAGAACTTAGACGTTCCAACAAATTTGAAGTTCGCTGAAAGTGTTTACAAGACTTTTAATAAAACAGGTAAATTTCCGATAGTAGGTACAGGGAAAAGCCTAAAAGTAATGAAGACAAATTTCAAAAAAGCAAACTTTTTAATTGATGATCTTGGGTCAGTTGCAGCGTTAAGAGACTTTCTTCAGACTAAGTTTAAAGTTGGGGAGTTAAATAATGCTTTAGAGTCTCGCCTAAAGAAGTTTGCAGGAACAAGAACTGTAGGCGGGGAAAATATGGATACAGAGGTTTATGGGTCAGCAGTTTTTGGCCCAAAAGTCGGCAATGGGTTTTATACCAATCTGCGAGGAGACTTTAGTCCAGTTACGATGGACATGTGGTTTATGAGAACCGTAGGCAGGCTGACAGGTAAATTGCTTGAATTTCATCCAGTAAAATTTCAAAAACAATTAGACAGGCTGGCGAAAGAAGAAGGGATGGAGGGGGCTTCAGAAAAACAGTTAATTAAAATTGCTCGCGCCAAAAAGAAGCAACATGAAAAAGATTACAAAACTTTTCGGAAAGAGTTTGATGATGGCGTAAGAGAAAAATCAGAGTCTGTAAAAGCTTCTGAATCTATTGTTAAAAGTTTAACAGGAACAATAGACTCTCCTTCCAGCGGGGGAGAAAGAAATCTTTTAAGAGATGTTGTTAGAAGGGCTGTTGAAAAATTTAATAGACAAACCGGAAATAATATAGACCCTGCCTCCTTCCAAGCTTTAATTTGGTATCCAGAACAAGATTTATATAAAAAATTAGGTGTAAGTCTGAAACATATCAGGCAAGATTACGCATCAGCTACCAAGTCATTACTTCTAGAGGAAGGATATAGTGAGCGAGCAATATCAGAAGCCGAAAACAGGGTTCGGGTCAGCGCAGAATCTGGATCAAGAGGAGTTCGACAAGACTCAAGAGAATTTAACAGGCAGGGAGTTGAAAAGACAAGCCTCGATGCTGGGAGACCTTTATCGGAGCAAGAAGAAAGCCCAACGCTTACAGACAAATTCTCAAGGAGAGTAGAAGGTGACGGACTTCAACGAGATAGAGACAGAAGAGGGATCAGAGAGATTGGAAGCTATGAGGCGCTATCGGGTGCGCCAAATGTTAAGGGAGCCACGGGGCCAATCCCAGAAATCGTTGAAATCGCAAAATCCTATGCCGAAAGAAACGACATCCCTTACAGAAGACAGCCAGAATATGTCGAGATAGATGTAGAAAGATCCACAAGGATCGCTGACGCATATGACAAGATGCCACACGATCCGTTTAACCCAGAAGTTCAGGAAGCTTACAGAGATCTGTCAGAACAAACGATAGCTCAATACGAGGCTCTAGTGGATGGAGGGTACAGCTTTACTTTCTTTGACGATAACACAGACCCGTATAACGGAAAACCGTGGAGGTCTTTAGCTGATCTAAGAAACAATAAAACAATGGCTGTTTATTCTACTGAGGCTGGTTATGGGATGACAGAAATAACCGACCAGATGAGGTTAGAAAATCCGCTTCTTGACCCAACTCCTTATGTCTGGAAAGACCAAAACGGTAACGACAAGCCTGTTCTGGTCAATGATTTATTCAGGGCTGTTCACGATGCCTTTGGCCACGGATCTGAATATTCTGGATTTAGGGCTAGAGGAGAAGAGAATGCTTGGCTTGCCCATAGCCAACTATTTACTGGCCCTGCCTTAAAGGCGCTCACCAGCGAAACAAGAGGACAAAATAGCTGGTTAAATTTTGGCCCCTATGGAGAGCATAATCAGACGGCAGCACTAGAAGACACTGTCTTTGCCGATCAAAAAACAGGATTGATGCCAAGTTTTACTTGGACAGAAGGTGCGCTTCCCCCTCTAGAAAGAACCAGAGCAGACGGCACCACTGTGGGTGGAGACCCTGATTTACAGAAAATCACTAGAAATAAGGGTGCTGTACGCAAAGTTGTAGAAGAAAACGAAAAAGCTGCCACTACTCCTAGTGTCAGTGTGCCTCCTTTTAGCCAGTTAGCTGACCCAGAAGCGCAATATGTTGCTAAAAACCCAGAAGAAGGAATCAAGCCCACCCCAGAATTAAAAGACAAGTTTTCTAGGCGAAGCGAACCAGAAATGTCGCCTGAAATTAGCAAGCTGGTAGATGGCATTGCTGCTGAACCGTCATTACCAGTAACTCCGGGCGAAACATATCTAGACGTTACAAAGTCTAGCAAGCTTGATTTTTATCTTGATAAGGCAAAACAGGCTGCAATTAACAAATATGCCCGATTAGAAAGATATTCTAGAGACCCAGTATTCAAGGACAATCTAGCTGACACAAGCGCCATAGCTGCTGCTTATTTTGCTGACAGGTCAATGGGAGTTACAGCTTCAGCCCTGAAGTACGGAGTTCCTGTTTACGAAAACGGCATTACCAGAGTCAAAGCCTTTTATCATAACGGCAAGCAATATCGTGGCTTGATTGATGTGATGGCTCCGCTTTACCAAAATGATTACAACGTGTCTCTAGAGCGTTTAGCGCAAGCTTATGCAATAGCAAAGAGGGCTGAAGACCAAAGAGCAAGAGGTTTAAAAACCCCCGTA